ACCCCCTACCTCGAGGAGCCGATGAAAGCCTTCACGGATCCCAAGGTACACAAGATCGTAATGGTGGCAGCTTCGCAGGTCGGCAAGTCTGAGCTCGAGCTGAACATCATCGGCTACATTATCGACCAAGACCCCGGCAGCATCCTCTACGTCCACCCAACGATCGACGACGCGAGGAAGTTCAGCCGGCTGCGCGTGGCTCCCATGATCCGCGACAGCAAGCCGCTGAAGGCCAAAGTCCACGACGTCAAGGCGAAGGACAGCGGCAACACCATCCTCCAGAAGTCCTTCCCCGGCGGTATGCTCACCCTGACCGGCTCCAACAGCGCCTCGGCACTGGCCTCCACGCCCGCCCGGTACATCATCGGCGACGAGCGCGACCGCTGGGCCGTCAGTGCCGGCACCGAGGGCGACCCGTGGGCTCTGGCCGAAGCTCGTCAGGCGACCTTCTACAACGCCAAGGCCGTCGAAGTCTCGACCCCGACCATCAAGGGCAACAGCAACATCGAGACCAGTTTCTACCAAGGCACACAGGAACGCTGGTGCCACCGCTGCCCTGAGTGCGGCGAGTATCACGAGATCGTTTTCGACGCCATCCAGTTCGAGCCAGAGGTAAAGAAGATCCGCGGGAAAAAGTCGTGGAGCCTGAAGGGCGGCGTCTCGTGGGTCTGCCCGTCCTGCGGCTGCCTGATCCCCGAGGAGACTGTGAGAAAACAGCCGGCCAAGTGGATCCCCGACAACCCAGACGCCTACAAGAAGGGCGTGCGCTCGTTCTGGCTCAATGCCTTCGCATCGCCGTGGACACCGTGGGAGAAAATCGTCCTAAAGTTCCTCGACGCAAAGGATGACCCGCAGCGGCTCAAGGTGGTCTACAACACCCTCCTCGGCCAACTGTGGGAAGATCGCGGAGACATCGCAGACGAGGACACCATGCTCGCCCGCCGCGAGGACTATGGCACCCGCCCGGACGGCACCCCTGTGGAGCTGCCTGACGGCGTGCTGGTGCTAACCTGTGGAGTCGACACACAGGACAACCGCCTCGAGTACGAGGTGGTCGGACACGGCAAGTACGGAGAGACATGGGGTATCGTCAAGGGCGTCATCATGGGCCGGCCGGACACCCCCGAGGTCTGGCTGCGGCTGGATGATGTCGTCGACCATGTCTACAAGTTCGCAAATGGCCGCGGGCTGAAGATCTCCATCACCTGCGTCGACTCCGGCGGCCATTTCACGCAAGAGGTCTACGAGGCTTGCAGAGCCAGACAGGGCAAGCGCGTTTTTGCCATCAAAGGCAAGGGCGGCGACGGGATCCCCTATGTCTCGCCTCCATCCAAGGTGCCAATCCGAGAAAACAAGAAGATCACCTGCTGGCTCTACACCATCGGCGTCGACGCCGGCAAGGCTGCCATCATGGCAAATCTGAAAGTACAGGAGCCGGGGCCGAAGTTCTGCCACTTCAACCGGCACCCGGACGCCGGCTACGACCTCAACTACTTCAACGGCCTGCTCTCCGAGAAGCTGGAGCTCACCCGCACAAAGCGCGGCGATCAGTGGGCATGGGTAAAACTGCCCGGCCATCTACGCAACGAGCCCCTCGACTGCCGAGACTACGCCAACGCCGGGCTCAAGATCATCAACCCCGACATGGATGCCATCGAGAGGCGGCTGAAAGGACTGGAGGATCAGCCAAGGCCCACACCACAGCGCCGGCCGCGCACCAAGCGCAGCCGGGCCAGCAACTTCGCAGACGACTGGTAAGGAGGACACACCATGAAAAGCAAGACCGTCATCATAGAGCAGATCACCGCAAAGCGTGACCGGCTCTCCCTATATCTGAAGCGAGAGGCCGAGATGCTGGACGGAGGCGTCCAGAGCTACGGCATCGGCTCGCGCAACCTCGCCCGGTACAACACAGACCTCAGCGCCATCCGGGCCGCCATCAAAGAGCTCGAGAAAGAGATCGCAGACCTCGAGGGCGAGCTCAACGGACAACGCCCTCGCAAGGCTGTGGGCGTCGTCCCCCGAGACTGGTGAAAGAAGCCCCGCCCGGGGCTTTTTTCATAGGCTGTCGGCCGGGAGTTTTCGCTCCTTTTCTCCCGGCGGCGGTCATTTTACCTGAAGGAGGTGAGCACCATCAGCAATAAAAAGAACAGAAGCCGCCCGAAAAGCAGGCGGCAGAGCCCACGCCCCTCCAACAAGGGCTACGGAGACGCCGGCGCCAGCTATCACAAGAAGGCAACCAAAGGCTTCAGGGCCATGAGCGGAAGCCCCAAGGAGGACATCGACGCCCACAACTGGACACTCCGGCAGCGGGCCCGGATGCTCTACATGGCGGCGCCCGTCGCCACTTCGGCCATCAGAACAAATCGCACCAATGTCATCGGCATCGGCCTCCAGCTCAAGAGCCGGATCGACCGCGAGGCACTGGGGATGACCCAAGAGGCTGCCGATGCATGGCAGGCTCAGGCAGAGCGGGAGTTTTCCCTGTGGGCCGGAAATAAGAGAGCCTGCGACGCCACCGGCGTCAACAACTTCGCAGCCATGCAACAGCTCGCCCTCTCCTCGTGGCTGGTGAGCGGTGATGTGTTTGCGGTCATCAAGCAGTACGAGCCGACGACCCTCATGCCCTACTCCCTGCGCATCCACCTGATCGAGGCCGACCGCGTGGCGACGCCGACGGGATCTGGTACAATCACCCCGATGCTGCTGACCACCGGCAAGGCGGCCAATGGCAACACGATCTACGACGGAGTCGAGGTAGACAGCAACGGGCAGATCGCGGCCTACCATATCCGCAGCACCTACCCCTTCGAGATCGGCACAGCGTCGACTCAGTGGGCCCGCGTGCAGGCGTATGGAGAGCGGACTGGCCTGCCCAACATCCTGCACATTATGGAAAGCGAGCGCCCGGATCAGTACCGCGGCGTCAGCTACCTCGCGCAGGTCATCGAGCCGCTGCTTCAGCTCCGGCGTTATACCGAGAGCGAGCTGACCGCTGCCGTGGTGGAGAGCTTTTTCACGGCCTTCATCAAGACCAACGCAGACACCGGCGACAACCCATTCAACGAAGTGGGGAGCTCCCTGCCGGAAGTGAGCCGGGATCCCAACGAGTACGAAATGGGCCCCGGGCAGATCAACATCATGGAGCCGGGCGAGGATGTGACCTTCGCAGACCCGAAACGGCCGGCCAGCGGCTTCAACACCTTCCTGCGTGCCATCTGCGAGCAGGTGGGCGCAGCGCTGGAGATCCCTGCCGACCTGCTCCTGAAGGCGTTTAACAGCAGCTACTCGGCGAGCCGTGCCGCTCTGATGGAGGCGTGGAAAGCATTTAAGATGCGCCGAGAGTGGTTTGTGGCCGACTTCTGCGCCCCTATTTACGAGATCTGGCTCTCCGAGGCCGTTGCCCGCGGACGCATCAGCGCCCCGGGCTTTTTTAGAGACCCGGCTGTCCGGGCTGCGTACCTCGGAGCCGAATGGATCGGCCCGTCTCAGGGGCAGCTCGACCCGACCAAGGAGATCACGGCCGAGATCCTCGCCATCGGCGAAGCAATCACGACCCGCGAGCAGGCCACCATCAGGCTCAACGGCGGCCAGTGGGACGCCAATGTCGACCAGATCGCCAGAGAAAACGAGAAGCTCAGGGCCGCGCAAGGCCAGACCGGCGACCAAGCACAACCCGCCAGCGGCCTCTCTGCCGCTGTACGCGAGGCGGTCATCGCTGAGGTCGTCAAAAGCATCAAGGAAGGAGACAAGGACAAGCATGAGAACACCTAAACCCGCCCGGCTCTGCGCCGGGCCACAGCCTGCCGCCAAGCAGCCGGTCAAGTTCTGGAATATCGCCAGCACTGGAGACGACACCGGCGAGATCCTGCTGTATGGCGATGTAATGAGCCGCCAGCCCGTCGACTGGTGGACGGGAGAGCCGGAGCCCGGCCTCTACATCACCCCCGAGGGCTTCCTCGAGGATCTGGCCGCTGTCAAAGACAAGGGCAACATCACCATCAAGATCAATAGCTGCGGCGGCGACCTCTACACCGGCATCGCTATCCACAACGCTATCAAGGGCCTGAACGGCCATAAGGTCGTCGTCGTGGAGGGCATCGCAGCCAGCGCCGCAAGCGTCATCATGTGCGCGGGCGACGAGGTACAGGTCTACCCCGGCAGCATGGTGATGATCCACGGAGTCGCCGGTCTGCTGTGGGACTACTACACCCTCGCAGATCTGAAGAAGCTCCAAAAGGACTTTGACGCGAGCGAGCGGGCCATCGCCGAGATCTACCACGCAAAGACAGGTCTCGAGGTCGATCAGCTCCGCGGCATGATGACCCGGGAGACATGGATGGTCGGTCAGGAGGCCGTCGACAACGGCTTCGCCGACACCGTCCTCGACGGGCAGAGCCCCGAAGTGGAGGTAAGCGCCGACAAGCAGGTGCTCCTCGTCGCAGGCATCCAGCACAGCATCAAGGGCCTGCACAATATCCCCGACACGATCCGCGTGTCCAATAGCATCCACGCCGCTCCTGCGGCTGGAAATAAAAAGCCGACCGTCACAGGCGGCGAAAACAGAAAGGAAGATGTACCCATGACTCTCGAGGAAATGAGAGCACAGCACCCCGACCTCGTGGCTCAGATCGAGCAGCAGGCCGCCGCTAATGCCGTGACGCAGGAGCGGGCCCGCATCGAGGCCATCGACAGCATCGCCGCCAG